TCCTCGGTAACGGTAGGGATCGACCCCTCTGCCGGTTCAGTCTGAACACTCTGGCTACCCCCAGCAGCGTTAGCCGCGTTGCTGGGGGTTTCGTTTGTGGTGGTAACGGGGGAGACTTGTTTTTCAACGGGGGTGGCAAACACAACGCCTATGCTTGTCTGCTGATTTTCGTACGAGATTGGCTCCGATGGACTCCTTCGCACCCTCCATTGTAAGGCGAAGCTGCCGTCATCAGCGATGAGCCTTTTGTTTTCGTGGTCTAGCTTTCCAGCGCCCATCTTTTTCTTGGCTAGATTCGAGAGAACGGACTTGGCTTCATTCAGGCGTTTTTTTAACGCTGCCGGGTCATCCCCGATTGCCGCCGCTTTCAATTCAAGTTCGGTAGGCTTTCCAGCCTTCGGTGTTGTTACTTTCAATGGCCCCTTTGCAGGAGTTGTAGCGGCACCTGCGCCCAAGTCAGATTTCTCTGACGAAGGCTGGAAAATGTAGAGTTCGCCTTGGCGGGCATACCCCTCGGGCAGTTCGATTCCGTAGGTATCAACGGCTTCGGTGGAAACTGGTTTGTTATCGTCGAAGGCGTCTGCGATTGCAGACCTATGTTCACGTCTGGCACCAGCTTCCACGCCCAAAACATAGGATTTTTTATTCGCTCCTTTGAGCCTAGCGCCAACTCCTTCCGAGAGCTTTTTCTCAACGGCTGCTTTTTCTACCTCTCTCGGTAGCATCTGCTCTGGCTTCGACGGGTCGCGATATGTTGGGGGGAACTGCCCTGTAAGTTCTGCAAGTTCCTCGTCCTCTGCATCGGACAGTGATGTTCCACCGCTAGTATTGACCTCCCTAGATTTCAGATATTTCAGGCGTTCGGCCTTCGACGTGTCGCGGGGCGTCTGTTGATTTTCTTCCTTCATCCCGGCACCCGGGGCGCTGCTCTCCTCGGAAGTCAAATTTGGCTCGCTAACTCCTTGATATTCATTGGATGCTATTTGAATTGCGACTTGGTTTGCCGTTTTAATATCAGGCTGTCCTAAAGCTAATGCCTCACGAACGCCATCGGTAGTTTTTTGAACGTAGAATGTGCCATCTGGAGATGCTTGGATGGCATAACGAACACCGTCCAATTCTCCCACGCCAGAGAACGCCAAGTCATCGGCCAGACGCTTGATTTTAGCCTCGTTAGGTTTAGCCCCCTGACCAGTCATCTTCCGAACAAACTCATTCTCGGTAGATGGAGCGGTTTGCTCGCCCTTGTTGATCGCAGCAGCTTGAGCAAGCATCTCTTGAGCCTGTGGCGCTAGGGCTGGCTTGCGACCGCGCTTCTTGGGTGCCTGAATCGCCTCACCCACCCCTGCACCTGCTTCCGCAGTTGGGGGCGGCACAGACATTTCAGGCGCGATTTCGCCATTGGAGTCAGTGGTCGTTTGTGAGGACTTTTCAGGCATCTCCATTGCTGGAGAAGGTGGCAGCATCTTGGATTCAATCTTTCCAAGAAGAGTTTCGAGACGGCGATACTTGTTTAGCAGCAGATCGTATTGAGGAGTCAGTGAAGAAATCTCGCCACCGTCAACAAGCGCCTGCGTTTCATCCATTTGGCGAACGACTGCATCACGAAGCTGGCTTAAATTGCGCTTTTGAGGCGGAGGAAGTTCAAACAGCGTTTCCGCTGGCTCTCCTGCTTCACTTTGGATATTGCGCAGTTTTAGTCCAAAATCCTGAATGGCATCTCCTTCGGTTATTCCTGCGTCAGTGAGTCCTGATTCGACATCTGGCAACTCAACAGGCGCTTCCTGTGGCTGTAAAATGTCCACTTCTGGAGGCGCTGTTTTCCCTACTGTCGGAGCGATTTGTGGCTCTGGAATGTCCAGATTTATGTCCACTTCTGGCGCTGGTGGAATAGTGTTGTCAGCAACGCTTTGAACAACCTCAAGCGCGGATTCGGTGGCTTTTGATACGTCGGGAGATGTGTCTGCGGCATTTACAACAAGCGCGTCAGTGATGACTTGGCTTGGTGGTTGTGGCCTGCCAATCTTGCTAATGCCGCCAAGCAATGCGCCGCCAAATGCCCCCAGCGCACCGGCTTCAAGCATGCCTTCCGTAAGTCCAGGCGTCTCGGTTCCAGTAGGAGCAAGAACTTGGGTTGCCACATTGCCCATTCCTTGGGTTGCCATTTCCTCAAGACCTTCTTGAGCAGCACCCATACGGATACCCGGAATCGCTTTTCCAAGATCATCTACTCCGCCAAGGACACGACGAGGCAAGGCGGTTTCAAGCGCAGTGCCAAATGGCAGCTTTTCAGGCAGTAATTCGCTAGCAGAGCCAGCTAAAGTGCGCAGATAGGCTTGCGGGCCTGTCATGCCGTATTGCTCGGCCACATTTGCACCTTCTGCCGCACCTTGAGCAGCGCCAGTGCCGTACAAAGCAGCCTTAGCGCCAGTCTGGATAGCTTCGTTCGTGAGCGCCTGTCTAGCGGCTTGAGTTCCAGCGGCAGCAATTCGTTCTGCTGCCAATGCCTTGCTAGTAGCACCGCCAATGCGTCCAGTCAGAACCACGTTGCCGATATTACCAGCGACGTTTGCCAGCTTGGATGGAATGCCTTGCTCGTAAATTGGATTGACTGGAGCGACGTATTCCAAGCCCTCACGAACTGATTTTCCTGCTTCACGAATTGGCTCAATTCCAGTCAAAGCCCCAACCCCTTCAATGGTGCCAGGAACGATCTCGCCAAAACCACGAGCAGCACTTCCAAGTGTGGAACGAACGATTCCTTCTCCAGTATCATCTGGAGACTGCATAAACTTCATAAACGTGGACTGCTTCACGTCTGGATCGCTTAAATCTGGATCAGCATCCATCTTTGGCAGCATCACGCGCTCAAAGAAACGCTGCTTTACGGCTACCTTATCCTCATCAGGAAGCTCCTGGTATTTGTCGGAGCGCGTAATATCGAACCAGTTTTCCATCGGAAACAATGGTTCACTTTTGGAACGAGTTCAAGAACTCATCAGCTTTTTGAGCTTTTTCAGCCGGAATGGCCTTAACCTGCGGCACTACCGTTGTTGGCGCTCGTTGCAGGTAGTTCTTTGCCCAAGTCTCAAGCAGTTGATTGTATGGAACACGCTGATCTCCAACGAGTCCAAACAGGCTTTTGCGGGCTTTCCCAGGTTCAACAAACGCCTCACCAGCGAATGGAAATCCGAGTTCTTCAAGCGCAGATTCAGCCACCGATTTTGTCAACGGAGCGCCTGTTTCATCCACGGCTCCGCTGGCTTTTGGATCGGAAATCCGCTCACCATTAAGCACGGCCTTGGCAAAACGAGCCAATTTAGCGTAGTTGGTATTGCCAATATTGCCCGGATAGAGCTTTTCCAGCTTCTTTTCCAGGTCCATCTGAGCAGTGTTCCACACTTTGGCAGCTTCTTCTTGAGCCTTGGCTTGCTCGTTAACCTTCTCAATAGTCTTGTCGATTTCGGCAAATGGAATCTTGTCGATGTCGATTTGTCCCTCTGGAGTCAGAGGAATTGGAGCGGACTGGACAACCGCCTGTTCTTTTGGACGAACTGGAATGCCAGTTTCTCCTAATGCGCGGCCAGACCCTTGCTGCGTAGCCACAGGAACACCGCCAGCCTGATTCATCCCAACGTACGCTTCGTTGGCCTTCTCCCACGCATCTGCCGCAGCAAGATATTTAGCGTCCGTTGGCTCCAACTCACCTTCTTCAACCTTCTTCTCGTAGCGTTTAAGCTGATTATCTCGGGCATCCAAGATGTTTTTCAGTCGGCGCTCATCTGCGGAAATGCCGCTTTTGCCAGTTCCCGCTCTCGATTCCTTGCGCATCTGACCCTCAAGATATTTGGCCTGCTGAACCGATTTGATAGATGGGACCACACTGGCGTCACCGCCGTATTCGAGGTATCCACCAATGGCTGATTTCAACTCCCCATCAGCCTTCGCTGCGGCAGCACGTTCAACCTCCATTTGCCGCCTACGAGTCTGCTGATAACTCTGATTCTGCCCCTCATAAAGTCCGGCCACTTGACGAAAACGAGGATCACTCATCGCCAACGGGTTACGAGTCGCTAGATCACGATACTTCACCGTAAAATCATCACTCTCAGGATTAAGATTGCCGCCAGCAAGTTCGTTCGCAGCACGTTCAACCTGCGCCTCGATTTCCTGCTGCATGCGCAGATCGTTAGCCTGTTGCGCCACCTCATCGTAGGCAAGTTGCGCTCTTTGTGCTTCGAGAACTGGCGCTTGGCGTTGCAGCCTGTAAAGCTGGTCACGCGCACCTGCACGCTGATTGAAGTCGGCAGCCTCACGATCAATAGAAGCCTTGCGCTGATTCTGGTAAAAGAGCGGGTCTGCGGGTGCCTGTTGGGGCATCCCAAGGTAATCGGCAAGGTCGATGACGGGCATGTTATTAAGCGGCTGAGCGTTTCTTCTTCATAGCCTCAAAGACGCGCTCTGTTCCCGCATCCGAGCCTTTTGGAATGGACTTGCTGGCAAACAGCGTGCGACCAAGATTGTCCACCTTGCCAGTCTTCTCAGCACGAGCAAAAGCGTTGTCTTGACCAAAGAACTGCCCTTTGGTTTTGCCATCGAAGGTTGCTGGTTTGCGCTCACCAGTTGGAATAACTGCGCTGCCAGTGCCATAGCGGCTGGTTACAACGCGCTCATTCGGGCCATAGGAGGCAACCACGCCACCTGTGGGACGTTGAAGCATTTCAGTCGGCGCTTCTGTTGCAGTTGGCATTGGAACCTGCGTATTCCATGTTCGGCGTAAAAACTCCGTGTCAGCCGCCTCTGGATTTGCGGGAACATAGGGACGAACGCCCTGCTCCTCCTGAGTCCGCATCTTCATTTGCGCAGCGCCACGAGCATTGCCAAGCCGCTCACGAGCGGCTTGAAGAAGCTGATCAACGCGAGATATTTGAGGCATGCGAAACCCTTCTGGCACCCACGCTTGAGATGGCATCTGCGCAGGAGATGAACCGCGCATCACGGTGGCAAGAATGTTGGAAACTGGAGATAGATTCATTATCGGTAAATAGTAATGGTGGGTTGACGTATTGCTCCAAAAATGGAGTCCCTAGCCATCTGCTGCGGCTGCGAAAAGCCCTGCTGCTGCATATTTGACTGAGCAAACGGTGAAAGCTGTTGATCCAACTGGCGAGAATAAGCGCGAAGCTCTCGTTCCGCGATGCGCTCTGGAGAGTTGCGAGGACGGCCAACAGGAGTTGATGGACGTTCAGACAGCGGCAGCAAATCGGGATTATTCTGCTGCATGTCTTCCAATGCGCCAGCGGTTCCAATTGGGTCTTGCGTGCGTTGGAATGTGGACGGGTACCACCCGCTATTCCGCAATTTCTGCGTATCCAGTCCAGACGTTCTGCGTTTAGGCACGTTCTGGAATAGGCTTTGAACGCCGCCCTGTTGAGGCTGCTGCTGTTGACGCATTAGAGATGGATAATTGCTACCTGCCATACTAGTGAGTTTGAGGGGTTTGACCTGCTGAGAAAGTCCAGTCCATTGCCATTTTTGGGCGAATCGCGCCACGGTTTTGTTTCAAACCTTGGTTCAAAACTTCATAGCACTTCTGCCAAAAAAGCTGAGACTGCTGAAGCTCGGTTGCGCCGCTGTCCTCAAGCTGAATCGCTTTCATGGCAAATTTCAGCGCACCGATATTGTCAGGCCAGACTAAATCTGTCTCTTGAACCAGTCGAACAAAACGACGCTTACAAAGGCAGCGCAGCACGGGCTTATCATCAGCACGAGCGGTGATAGTGCCCACCTTGTAGCGACGATAAATGGGATTCGTTTCACTTGGCTCATAGGTGGATAGGACTGCTGGAGTGCCTGAGACGACGACGGATAGCGTGACGGTTCCAACCGTGAGAGGCTTTACCACCTGCGTCACAAACATTGAGACGGATGATGTGACAGTTGGGTTGGCTAGTGTTAGGGCAATACCCTCCACTCCATCGCTGTCAAAAATCGTGACTCCATTGGCATCATGTCCGTAAATGCGGACGATCTTTCCAACATCATCGGTATCTGCAATCGTGAGTCGAATCAGCCCTGCATCAGTCTGATATTCATCTATGCAAACGTCTCCTTGGTCAAGAATGATGCGCAAATCTCTCGTGGTTTCGTCAATATAACCAGGGCCAGAAGTCATAAACTCCTGCATCCGTGAGAATGGCATCGTGGGCCAGTTGACGCGAGTTACGCCAACAATGGACTCGTAGCGCCTTGGCAGGGTGATGTAGCCAGTCGTGGATGGGTAATCCACTTGGCCGTACATGTTCTTCCACAGGCCGGAATTGATGATGCGCTCACTGCCCTGATTGAGAATCGGGAGAAGAAGCTCTGAATTTGGGTTGCCTGGGAAGATGGCATTGCCAATCATTGACCTGACATCCGCTACCGTTAATCCTGTGGACATTTGCCACGATTCTAACCGTTATGGCCGGATGGGCAAGGGGGATTTTGCGATACTATGCAGTCCACTTCCCATCAGGGCATTTTTCGGTCTTTAACCACCATTTCAGCTTGGTGCAACAGCAGGACTTGTGGTTGCACCTGCCAAGACCAGCGCGGGCATTTGGATGCCAAAGTGGGCAACCGGCGCATGTGTCGCGCCTTACCTGCAAAGTATCAGCGTCCACCACTGGAAGGCCCGCCTTTACCCACCTAGCGAACGCCTCAACTCCTCGTGCGGCGATGTCCAACGCGGAAGGCTCTGACAGTCCAGCCAGTCTTTCTGCCAAAACAGGAGCTTCTGCCGCCAGTCTTTCCGCATTGGCATCATCCTTCAATCCCCATTTCCACGCGCCCGTGGACGCCACACACCAAGCGTCACCGCTCTCTTGGTAGCCGGTAACTCCAACTCTGGCGGCTGGCTTTGTGAGCCAAAGCTCTAATTGTTGATTTGCGCTCAGGTTATTGAGATTGTAATTGTGAACACCCAATTATCAAATGGCACATCGTACTGGAAGACATCAACTCTGATATTCGAGCAGGCGCAAGCCGCGAATGGCGAATCGTTGTTGACCTCAACCAGTGGACCTCCTGCGCAAGTATTAACCAAGCCACCTGGGCCTTCGTATTCGACTTTTCTAGTGCCATCTAAGAACACTGATACATTTGTAAAGTTCTCGAATACATCGCTACCCGTTCCTGAAACGGTAACATTAACGGTTCCGCTTCCATTCAAGATCAAGTTTAATATGCTGTATATAGGAAGGGAAGCCGGGCCAGAGCCACCGCATGCAGCACCGGGCGCTAGTTGCACGGTGAATGTTCCAGCGGCACCATTCCACACTCCCGTTGCACCACCGAAATCAATAATATCAGCAATAAATAGGCTTGTGTCTGGACATGGACCTAGCTTTGCCATATTACGGCTGGGTAAGGAAATTGACTGAGGTGGTTACGCCATCAATGCAGATGTCAAATGCGCGAACTACGCCCGCACCATTTGCACTAATATCTTGAGTTTCAACCCTTGATCGAGCAAGTTCATTGACTGTGAACGCCCCTGTATTGCGAGAAACATCCACGCCGATTCCGTTAGCGCCAAAAGTCCACGGGTTCTTGGCAAAAGTCCCGCCAGTCTGGTTTTCATATGTGCCATTAACCGTAGTGATCATTGTATGATGTCGTCTGGAGTTGGTGGTGGGTAAATGGTAACTTTCTCGCGCAACCAAAGGCCATCAGCAGGAACTTGGTTGTCTTGAATGACGAACGGAGCCCAATCGAGAAAGTTGGTGGCTGGAAAGATTTGCTTCATTGAATTGCGTCCGATTGGAGCAGGAACGACACCTATGCCGTGAACCGTCTGCTCGGACTCGGTATTTGGAAACTCAAGCCGAGGGTGAAGGCAGCGTTGGAAATTGATCTTCAGACCGACGTAGAATGCGTCAATATCAGTAGGAATCGGCTGATCATGGGTGAGATCGCTTTCTTTCCACGCCACATCGGACAGGAATTGCTCAACTTTTACGATGCTGTTGTATGGCACTGGCGGGCGATAGCGATAGCGCGGCAAAAGCCTGTCAGTTTCCTCAACTCCTGTGGAGGTGTTTACAGTCAACGGGAAGCCAACAACCTTATTGACGAACTGATCTTCCAGAACTGCGGGCCATGTGTACTGCCGAGTGTCTGGATAGGTGTTGAACGGCCTGCTTCTGTCGGCAACCGTCTTGTGCTTGCCAAAATACAGCAGAATGTGATCTGCATCAGGCTTTCCAGACTTCAAATACACATAATCTCCATAAGCAGGAAACTTTTGTAGCATTTCCCGTCCAACCGTCCAGCCGCACTGCTTGAACGAGGTTGCTTTTCCTCCACTGATGGACGCACTCTGCGCCGAAAGAAGCGTTGAGCCATCTGGAAATACCAGTCCCGGCCCAATGCGGTCTTGAGGAATCCGCACGCTGAACTTAAATTCCTCCTCGTGTGGAGTGTCGAGAAGCTGGAAGTCGCTAGCCATTAGACGGTTTCTGGAGGATTATCGAGGATTTGGTCGCCTTGGATGTACTCAGCGTAGAGGTAGCGAGGCGAAATATCAGTTCCTCTGTCGAATTTCCAGAACGACCTTTTGAGGAAGGTTTGGCGGAGAGGTTGGTGATTGATGTCGTCGGAGATGGAAGTTGTGGCAGAGGCGGTGGCTAGACCTCCCGTTGGAAACCCGGGAGCAGGCATGGTTGCGTCAAAAACCTGTGCATAGGCCAGCGATCCGGGGATGATTGCAACATCCACATCGAATGCCGTGTTGGTAAAAGGAAGAGCGCCAGTTGGGGCGGCAAAAACCGAGTTCGTCTTGTTGAAGATATCACGAAACTCCGACGACCAAATGAAGAGTTCTGGCTGGCTGACGATGCCTGAGCCTGCCGAGATGTCGGTTCCAAGGGCAACTGCGGAGCCTCCTTGGGTGAGAGACAGCTTTCCAGTAGCACCGCTGGCATCAATGATGAAGTAGCCGACGCCAACTGAGACTCCGCTACCGCCTGTTTTGGAGGTTAGTGTCAGAATTTGACCGTTTGAGAGCGTTGCTCCTGTTACGGTGACTACTCCAGTACCAGCTACGCCTGTGATGCTTGCGTAGGCCGTCTGGTTGCTCGTCATCGTGACTTCGATGACACTGGAGACTTTTTGCCAGCGACGGTCCTTACGATAAATGAAAAGTGGGCTTCCTGCCATAATTTTTGGGTTTCGGCATAATATCGCATTGACTGGATGGCGCAAGTGGGATTATGGTTGGATCGAATTCAATCTGGTTTGCGCTGTGGAGCAGTGCATTCTGCCCACTGCAAGCCACTGAGGCCGACATTGCTCCACGATGTCGGTCTCTTTGCGTTCTTCTGTCAAGAAGATCGAGTTTGTCGGGTCTTGGCGGGTAGCCGCACTTCGGAGGGACATCCGAGGGCAGAGGCTACAAACAGACAGTCTTTCACACAAATAGCTTGCCGGTTGCGGCAGGGGGTGTGGGTGCGTCTAGGTTATAACTTCTCCGCAATGAGCAAATGGCTTCCTAAATACAAACGACACCCTGATGACGAAGCGAAACGAAAGCGTGGCATAACTTCTTCATTCCTCCTATCCTTCTCCTCCAAATGGAGCGGGGTAGGGGGTTGATTTCCTCTCTCGCTCTGCTGGCATTGAAACTTTCACAACTTTACTTAATCATAAATCCAGTTTAAACAATGCTTCTTTCAACACAAGACCAAGACCTGCTGCTAGAAAAATGGAGGATTCTTGATGGCTATCCCTATATCAATCTGTCAAAACTCCACACAGGAGGTTTGATCCATAGAATAATAATGGAAAGAGTGATTGGCCGTAAACTCCTCAAAGAGGAGGAGGTGGATCATATAAATGGGATCAGGAACGATAATAGAAGAGAAAATTTGCGCGTAGTAACACGAAGTGTAAACCAGAGAAACAGACACAAGTGCTGGTCTAAATCTGGATATTTTGGCGTCTCAAAAATAGGAAACAGATGGCGATCAAGATTGACTGTAAAAAACAACAGGAGATCGTTTAATCTGTTTCAAGGATATTTCTCCACAGCAGAAGAGGCTGCTTTAGCATACAACGCAGCAGCAGAGAAAGCCGGGTACGAAACTAGAAATGTTATAAACTAATCTTCGCCTAATTTACTCACCAATATGCAAACCGAACAACTCTTCCTCCAAGACCAAATCTCATCGCTACGAAAGCGCCTAGCGACGATCCAGCTACCAGCGAACGCGCCAGAGCGACAGGCATCCGCCAAGCTCGTAAAAGCCTACGAGGTGCGCAACAAGGCGTTCCACAACCTACGGAAGCAACTGATCGAGATTATCGGCCTTGAGGATGCAAACGCGATGTTTGACGAAGCTGAACGTGACGCCGAGGTTTGGTGGAGTATGACGAGAAGCGCGACGATTGATGGTGGTTGATCGTTAAATCAACTTGCTCATTGCATCTACATTCAGCAAATTAACCAAAAATATGAAAACAGAACAAATAACTTTGGCGAGAAATATAGCCGCCGAATGCCATGCAGGACAATTTCGCAGAGATGGCATCACTCCATACATTATACACCCTGAAAAGGTCGCAGAGATCGTGGAGAAAATTGGTGGCGGCACGCAAGAAATAGCCGCTCAGCTAAATGTGGAAATAGCCAAACTGTGGGATGATGCGATTCGTAAAGCGATCATCCGACATGGGTTTTTACCAGATGGTTTTAATCCAAAGCACCACATTTCAACCCTTCATGAAAACGGTCGGATATTTTATCAGCCTGATGGAACGAAGGAGTTTCGCTGGAATGACAAGACACTCCTTATTGGCGGATGGATTGATGGCAAAATCGGCAACGGATACGAAATAAAACCAATAATATGACACGCTTCTACAAACTCCCCACAGGCTCAGTCTTCCGCTATCACGGCCTCATGATGCTGAAGGCGTCGATGTTTCATGCCACGACATACTCGCGCATCCTTGGCAAGGACCGCATCATCAGCGTCTTCATCTGGCCCTTCTCCAAAGTGGAACTCGTGAAGAAATAAATTGCATCGCTTAAAATTAAGAGATAAGGTTGGTGACGATATGACTCCGCTGCATATAAAGATACTGCTACATTATTACTCCCACTATGAGCCATGGCCGTACAATGGCGGATGTGCATTAGAATACACGCACAACCTTGTTGATTGGGGTCTTCTCGAAGTAACGGATGACGTAAATGTCTGCAAATGCACCAACAAAGGCAACGCCCACATCGAGCAAATAGTAAATCTACCGCTTCCAACTCAGGCTTGGATCGATCATGCTGGAAAAGTCATCAAAATTTAATATGAATACCGAGAAACGCATCCAGCAAGTAGCCAAGGCAACTCAAGCGATAGCACAAGCTAAACTAGCACAAAAATCCTTACTTCAAGAAATCGGCAAAGAGTTCCGGCAGATGCGTAATGAACGACACATTAAAGGCATTACGCTTGCTTCCGCTATTAAGGAATCACCAGTGTTTGTGTACATGGTTGAGCGAGGGCAGGTTCCACTTGGCAGTGAGCGAATTACGAAGATTTGCAAGGCTATTGAGAGGATTGGTGGGAAGTAGAACGATCAGGTCAGCAGCTCACACCCTCAATAAAACTCCATGACACCAAGCGACGATCAAAAATTGAAGGACACCGCCGAAGCGGCCAGCTTGGCGGGTGTGAGTTGCGCTGCACCGGCTGGTTCTGTGATGGTGGCACGACTGGAATACGCATGGCAAATCCATCGCAAAAACAGCCTCGACATCGTGCGGCATACGCTGCGATCAGCATCGGAGCCGCCGCTGCACTACCATGAGCAAATCATCGTGGAGATGTGCGAGGCTCTTTCACAGAACGCCTAGCTCTGGCACCGCCGGAGACGGCACACAAATCTATGAAAACACCACAAGACACCGAGGCGGCGGAAACCGTCCAAACTAAGGAAATCCCGGCGGTTGCTCCAGCAGCGACTTGTTCTGCCTCTTCGGAGTGCAAGTGCTGGGAGGAAACCGACGCCAAGCTCCGCGAGCAGGGATACAAGCTGTCCGAAGCTCTGTCGTGCTTCCAATGGTCGCAAGCAGGACCGATGACGGTCACTCGCCTGCTACCGCTCCAACGAGTGGACTACAAGAAGCTGAAACGCGGCGAACCGGGGTCGATCAACATCAGCCACTGCCCGTTCTGCGGACAACAATATCGGCAGAACGACAAAGCTCACCCATGACTGCCCCTCTCCAGACTATCGAATCACCGGACGGCCTCGCAGGGCAGTCATTGGCAGCAGCGCCTTTGGTGGCGGCGTTGTTCGTGCAACCGGATGGATGTTACGCCAATCTTCCATTTGTGGATGCGTGGCCGGAAGATCGGGACGCGAGGAACTACGACGGCAATCTGCCAGTGGTGGCGCATCCGCCCTGCCAGCGATGGGGCAACCTCGCAGCCGTGAACTACAAGCGATACGGTGGCGAACACAACCGACCAGGGAACGATGGTGGATGCTTCGCCGCTGCTCTAGCGCATGTGAGACGCTGCGGAGGTGTGCTGGAACACCCAAGATCGTCCAAGGCGTTCGCGGCTCACGACATCACTCCGCCGCAAGGTATGGGCTGGCAACGAGCATTCTGCGGTGGATGGGTCTGCGAAGTGTGGCAGTCCGCCTACGGACACCGCGCCAACAAGGCCACGTGGCTCTACTACTACGGCGAAAACCCGCCAGCGGAACTACGCTGGGCGCGAATCGTCGGAACTCACCAAGTCGGATACCCAGACAAACGCGGGAAAGCCCGCAACAAACCAACGCTGTCATCCCGCGAGGCCAACGCTACCCCGATGCGATTTCGGGATGCGCTGCTGCGCTTGGCGTGTATGGCTAACAAATAGCTCACCAACGCAAAGCGTTCGGTGTAGCGCAAGTTCTGCTAAGCAGCCCACAATCCAGCCAACTGCTTGAATCGTTTTTGAGGTGGGCTTGGTTTTCAGAGCGTGCGTTATACATGTTTCCACACTCTTCTGTTGATTACTGTTTTAATAACAGTGACAGAAACGCCATAAGCTCTTGCCATAGCTGCTTTTGATGGAAACTTTTTATCAGCAAAGTCTTTCCGTATGCTTAATGCTATCTCTTCGTTGATTACAGCTCTTGCATTATTTGATCCTCTAACTACCGTTGAGTCTTTTTGCAGGTAATGATTACCATTGTAGTTAAATTTATACCTTCCTCGTTCATGTCTTTGGCGCATATTTTCTGCATGCGTTCCAATCGAAAGATGGTTTGGATTGACGCATGATGGATTATCACAGGAGTGAAGTATGTGCATTTCTTTTGGAAATGGCCCATTTTTCAATTCAAATGCAAGCCTATGCGCCCTCCAAGAATTTCCTTTATAAGAGTGGTTTCCGTAACCGGAATAATTCACTTTACCAGTCCACCACAAGCAATCGCTTCCTGGTATTGATTTTGTTTTTGACCAAAACTTATTGATCTCTTCTTCTGGTAACGTAATGCTGATTTTAGCTTCTTGCATGGTAATGACATGTTGGGGGTTAGACGGTTGCTTCTGTTATCAGCAGATGCAGCCGTTGTTTTTATAATCCTTGCTGATATAAAGTCAATTGGAATAGATGGCCGCCAAGCTCGTAAATCTTTTCTTCAGCGGTGAAGGTTTTTTAGCATCAAAATTACCCGGTCTGTCTAAGCCGGAAAGGCCATGCCTCTCTCGGCACAGATCAATCAAAATAAAGCCAGCATCGCCTTCATCGGGGCTTTTGCCTGTCCTTCGCTTCGTTTCTATCTTTGACTCAACTCGAATCTTTGATCCACCGTCTTGCGCTTTATTATCTTTGTACTTTCGAGCCGTCATATCTTCGGCCATTCCTTTTGGAATACATCGCAGTTGATCGCATCGAAGCAGTTCTTTGCCGATCCCCCAAATTTCGGACACTTTATTATAAAATCTAACGCTAGATTTCTCTCTATCGGCAGAAGACACCGGCCTGTCACTTGGTTTGCCGCCAAAATCAACTCTTAGGAAGCCGTTTGACCACTGTGACCACACAGCATCAGAGAATGTCTTCCCGCCTCCAGCGGAACTATCTATCGCTAGATTCTCAATTTTAACGCCTTCTTTCTGGCAAATCTCTTTCAATTGAGCCACCATTTGCGTCGTCCTGTCGATGTCTTTTTTCGACAAATCTTCATTCAGATAATACGGCTTTTCAAACTTGAGTCGTTTCTTGCCATCAGTGCATATTCCGATACTTCCAATCATCAACACGGATTTATCACCTCCAACTGTGTGAGAAATATCAAATCCAGCAACCTTTGTCGGAATCCCTTGCCATACGCAATCTGGCGGTATTTGGAGAACTTCAGATGCCGAATAAATATTGTCATCATCGCCATCGAGCAAGAACGCACCAAGAACGCCTCGCCAGTAAGCCCGCGTGTGCTGTCCTAGCTTCTCGCGCTTCTCCTCAAGCATCTCTCTCGTCATCAGGAACGGATAAATCACCTTGCCTTCAATGATGTTTGGCGAGCTTTCGTTGTTGATGCGGATGACGTGAGCGCCTTTGCCCTTCCACTCATCCCAATCTGGATTGTAGCTGTCCCACCCGCCTGGAACTGGCTCACAAAGTTGCCCAAAGGTATCGAAAGGAGAGTTGGCATTTGCCAGCGCAATAAGCTGAACATTCGGATTCTGCGTCAAGTTTTCCTCGAACGTATTGATGATGGAAGGCGAGAGTTCTGCGCACTCATCCAAAACGACGATCAATTTACCTCCAGGTCCGTGCTTTTGGCCTCGAATAGCGCGAGATGATTCTGCCGCCTTGCTCTGCTCACCTGGGAACAAGCGAATGCCGTACTCGTCCATCACAACACCAGTGTTCAAATCCATGGACTTAATGCAGTGGGAGGACTCAACTAGTTTGCCAGGAGGTGCGCCAGCCATGCCGTTGAAATAGCGAGTAATCTGACCCCAAATACGGCCCATCGAATCCTTAATGGTCGTCGTATTGACAAGGATGACGTTTTTGTATGGATTCGCCAGCCACCATACGAGACAGTAAACAGCGAACAGGCCAGTTTTTCCGCCAGAACCACCAGATGAGATAGCCAACCGCTTGTTCTCGAATGCGGCTTTTGCCATCTTGATCGCCCAAGGATGCCACATGAACGGCGTGCGGCTGCCTGGATAGTTCCAGATGAGATTTACCGCGTTGACGAAGTGAATCCACGCTGGCTTTCCTTGTGGGTTTTCCTCGCCTTTCCAGCCGTAAAGCGAGCCTGTTGGACACTTGAGGAATATCAACTCGACATCCAATTGGTTGCCGAACGGCTTCTCAAATTTGATGCCGTAAGTCTCGATTGGGCCGCGTGTGAGTTGGACGACTCGTGATTTTTGTGGTTTTGCCTTCATATCGGTTGAAGTCGTAGTTCAAAACTGGTAAGTTTCAAGATTATATGAAAACTGACATAGGATACAAAGATAAAAACGGCACTGAAATTCGCGAAGGTGATTTGGTTGAATTTTGGTTTGATACAGACGAGGGTCCATCTGGAGATAAAAACAGCGGATTCACTAGAATGGTTGATGTTGTTGAGATTCACGATGGAATCCCATATTTTGTCGATAAGGACATGGGATCAGGAGCTTATGCTGGCAGATACAATGATGTATGTGAAATTATTGGCAATATACACGATGTGTTGCCATTAACGTAATTTTTATGGACATCTGCCAAACATGCCACAACAACGGACGCTCACTGTGGAAGGACTGCTGCCTATGCACTGGCGATGTTTTGAGGCCGAGCGAGTTCAGCGAGTGGAATGCTAAGCGTAGGATTCCGTATAACATCCCACAGCCAAAGGTGGAGAAAAAGCAGATGGTGATTAACAGGCCAAAGTTGGTCTTTGGGCAACGTACTCAAAAAGTATGAGTGGCAACAAGGCTGAAACAGTCATGGATATTGCTGCCAAATGGGATATTTCACAATCTCTACACAAGTGTGACTGGAAGAATTCAAAGCCAGGATACAAGTTTCCCGAAAATATGGGTGATACTGTACTTGCCAAAATAGCTTGCGATAAGCCGATTTCCGATGTTATGTCTCACAATATGATGAATCACGAAGTTGAGACTGTTGAAGATGCCCTAACAATGCTGCAAGCGACTGTATTTGAGCCAGATCACGCAGCGCCGTTGATTCGCAAGAATATCGAAAATGGACTGTGCTCTACATACGAGGTTCAGTTTTACCGTGGACAGAATGGAATCTGTATGTCGGCAAAAATAACACCAAGCTATCGGCCCAAATTTCTTGGTAAACACGAGCGGTTAGAGTGATCAGCCAAACCTCTCCACCCACTCAGCCAGAAAACGGCTAAGAGGAATGCCATCCCCATCTGCCATCATGCACTTGCAGCCTTCTGGCTTGCACTCGATCCATGTACAGCCGTCGTGATTGATCTTGGGCGAGTTGTCATAGCTGCATTTGGCGCGTGACTCGAACTGGTTTTTGATCCGCTCCCAATCGCTCATGCCACGAGGCGGATTCGCGTCTTCACGGAGTTACATTTACGAGTCTGTTTGCAGACTTCATAACCTTCACGGATGCCATCTTTGTTAGAATTTCCTTCCACAACTTGGATCAGCCCATTTTTGTCTGGCTTTGAGACGGCAATACCAGTGTGGCTAAAACGGTAAATAACAACGTCTCCAGGAATAATGTCGAGTCCTGGCTCATCGCGTGTCCTGGTGCTGTCGTCTTGGCGTAGGCTCCACGGCTTAATGAGGCGCACGGCGGCGGTAGTCATGCGCCTAAAGCTAAATGTTCGCTTGGCATCAACCATGGCGGTCATCATTACCCACGCAACAAATGAAGCGCACCAAGCCCCCCACTGTTTTTTATCCAAATCAGTTGCTCGCTGATAGTCATCTACACGAGGGCCGCGATTACTTCCGCGAGGCTTTTCTTGAACGCCCACTTCGGCGAGTGCGATTTGAACCATTCTTTCGGCTAGCTTCATACTTTAGACTTGTAAATCATAATCAATCCACAAACGAGTAGGATAGCCGCCGCGATAGACATCACGACGGCCTCAATAGTGCTGAACTCGGCGTTCACTTCTTCTTGGGGATTTTTCCAAAAGGAATTCCCAAGAACGAGAGCGTATCTTTCCCTTGGGTTTTGACGGATTTCTTGACTGCTTTTACTGGCTTTGCTTGTTTTTTCATAGGTTAGTTAGGGTTTGAAGATTGCGATTATTGCCAATAGGCCAAGAGAGATGATGGCGAAAGTGATTCCAAAGAACTCGTTGGCTGTTAAGGCGATTGTCATGG